CGGCAGCTGCGGGTACATCTTGTACGGCCACCCGGAATACACGCCGGAGACACTGCGCATGGTCGCTGACTTGGCAGAGGACGACAGTGTGATCATGACAAGAATGCCAAAGACAGACCTACCATTGGCAGACCAATGCCCCAATGAAGAATATGCCGCCCCGCTGGACACCTGCATTGTAGCCGCAGGCGCTGTATGGCAACCGCTGATTGTAGGTGCGGGCATGACATTCATCAACAAAAGAGCGTTGCAACCTATCGAAAAGGAAGAAGAGGGGTACGATCTGTACCGGCGCGGGGACCTGGTGGTCGTTAAATCCGGCCTGATCGTGCAGGGCGTGATCAGAACAATGGATCTGTCCAAAGCAGAAGCTGTATGCAGGGATCTGATCAACCTGGGCACAGTGGCCGGTATGGCCATTGAGGAGCGCAACAATGAAGAATGAGAACGAAAAAACTACAGTTGCGATCTTGGCGACGATATGCCGAGATGTGTGTATCTACGGCTCAATCAATAACCGGTGCGGCCTTGACAAGCCGGAACTGGACGAACACTGCCAGCGTTGCGCGCTGGCGCAGATCAAGGAGGTAACGCTGAAATGACCGAGAAAATCCAAAAAGCAATTGATAAGATCGACCAGGAGGCGGAGAAGATGGGCAGCGCAACCGTGCGCCTGCTTTGCTCACACATTATAGACCACTGCCTGGTCAATGATGAAAACGCGGACAAGGTACTGGCTGAGGGCAAGAGTCTGAAAGGCTGCTGGGATCACATCACAAGCAACGCACGAAAACAAGCAGAAGGCAA